AATATCTCGAGGATCATCAACAACTGCCAGTATTTCATCGTCGTTAATTATCCTTAGCTCACCACCGTCAATACGAATACGAGAACCCGCATATCTAGTTATGAGAACCCAATCGCCCTCTTTACACCAAGGACCAGTGGGAAACTTACTATCGTCTTTGTAGCACAAATCACCCATCTTCAAAACTTTACAAATATTTGTGGTGATTTGTGATTGTTCTACGGTCTCATCAGTTAAGAGAAGACCTCCTTTTGTTTTTTCTTTAAGTCTTAAAGGAAATAAAACCATTCTCCAGCCAACTGGGGCAGGTAATTTTTCTACTTCATTTTTTGCTTTTTCTGCTTGTTTGCCATCCCAGATATGTTCTGGCACTATTAGTTTTGGTTTAGTCATCATCTAGCTCCGTTTTCTTAAGCAGGTCCGTGAGTTCCTGAACTTCTTGTTGTAGTGCAGCTAATTTGCCAGTTAGATATCTATAATCTGACCAATCCTTAGCCATCCCATTTAATATAGACTGTTTTACTTGCTCTTGTCTAGCAATTAAATCTTTTTTATATGCTGTGAAGAAATTTTCTAGCCGCATGATTTCATAAGGTCAGCTAATTTTTTACAACGATTTGGAGTTTGTTTATTCCATCTAGAGTCAAGCATTTCATAACTTGCACCAATAAAATTAGCTTCCTGCAGGGCTTTCCACATATTCTTAAACTTAGACACCCCTGACTGTCCGAGTTGAAAGCACATCTCCGATAAGACGTGTTGCACTGTTTCTGGTAAATCTTGTATACCGTTTTGATCTATTAATTGTTTAGCTTGAGCTATTGCTCTGCTTAAATCTTTATCAAATACTGCTTGTAATTCTTCTTCGGTGTATTCTTTATCAGCAACGAAATTATCTGCTGGGACAACCTTATGACCCCACCCAATGGTGTCGAACCCTTCGGTATCTTGATAAATTTTGTTTCTAAAACCTTCACTTAATTTTACAGACTTAGATAATTCCTCGTAACTCACGCTATTTTAAACCTTTTTTTAATTACTCCCTGTAAAGTTTTAGCTTGTTTCGCATGTGTATTTGATGCTTTTTTTAAACCTTTAATCACTTTTTTTACTTTTTTCTTTTGAGCCTTTTTCATTTTTTCTTAAACATTCCTATTGCACTAGACCCTGCCTTAATGCCGAAGCTTGCAGAAATCGCTATATAAAGTAGGTTATGATAATACGAAGGCAAGTCCTGTAGCGCTATAAACCCTTTATGAATGTGTTCTTGAAAAGGCGTGAATACTAAAACGGCTGGAAGAAGAAGAACAATTAAACTTACCTCATCTTTCCAAGATCCTTTCATTTGATCGACGGCACTTTGCTCCCATGCAACTTTACCAGCAATCTGGTCTTCTTTAAGCTTTTGAGTAGCTTTGATCGTTGTAAGTTTTAATTCTTGTTTTGCCTTTTTAGTTTCTACAAAACCCTTGACGCCATCAGCGACGACGCCAAGAAGTGGTTTTGCTAAAAGTTGCCACATATAATTTTAGATTGCTCCTATAATTACAATTACGATTATTGCTACAATTGCAGCTTTAATCCAATCTTTCATACTCCAATCGGACCATTCTTTCAAATGTGCCCATAGATCTGCTAAAAGTTTCATAGAAACCTCCTTTGTTCAGATGGTTTTATTACTTTACACCCTTAAAAGCAACTTTTTTGATCTGCATCTTGCTTGTCTGCCCTTTTGGGCCGTTACCTTTGTTTTGTTTAATAACATAAGGAGAATAAACAATTGCAGCATCAGAAGAAACTTGTAAGTTTGGAAAAGGATTTTTCTGTTTTACCACTTCTACTTTTGTTTTTTTAAAGTTCATCTTTTTTTAGCCTTCTTTTTTGGTTTTTTCTTTTTTATCACACCACGTCCCATAAGTACATCTTTCATTGTAACTTTACCGTCACCTGAAAGATCAGGAAACTTTTTACGAGCAGAGCCACCTTTTTTTAAACCTTGAGCTCTTAATTTAGCTGTTGCTTCAGCTAATCCACCTTTTTTTACTCTCATAACGTTTTGTCCTTCTTTTTTCATAAGTTTAGCCATCATAGCTGGCGATAGCTTAAATTTAGATTTTTTGTTTTTACTGCCGCTAAGTATCTTTTTAAGTAATTGTATTTGTGGATTTTGTTTACGAAGAGCCATTATTTTCTCGCTGCTCCATATCCACGTTTAGCAAGTCTACCTGCTACAGATTTCTTTTTTGGTTTAACTGATTTTTTCTTACCTTTTACTAAACCACCAGCTTTCATGCCTTTATCGCCTACTTTAGCTTTAGCTCTTTCAAGAATTTTTTTATCTCTTTTGTCTGTAATTTCTTCTCTCATCTGATTAAAAATTCTTTTAATATCATCTATATTAATTTCTTTTGAAGGTAACGCTTTTCTAATTTCTTTCGCTGCAGCTCCGATGCCACCTACTATGCCTGCAGTGGATATGCCAGAATCACTTATTGCTTTTTTAATTTCTGATATTGTTTGAAGAGATTTATCACTTCTATCAAATTCTTCTCTTGCTAAAGTTCTTGCTTGTTTTTCTTTTGCTTCATCTGTTGACATATAAACTCCTAATGTATTGTCGGCTTTACCAACTCAATAAGATCATAACCACCACGATCCATTAAATCTTTAGCCTCTTTTGCGTTAAGATGATCGTAAAACAAAACTCTAGATACAGCCATCATAGCACCCGCTAAAAGTATACTATCTTCATCACTTTTTGAAGTATTTTTTGCTATATACATTAGCTTGTCGTAAAAATTAGCTAGTTTTTCTTCTGCGTTTTCCATTTTTAGATATACCTGCTTCGTTTAATGCAATTGCAATTGCTTGCTTTCTAGATTTAACCTTTTTTTTCGATCCGCCAATGTTTAATTTACCTTTTTTAAACTCTCGCATCACTTTAGAGACTTTTTTCTCTCTTTTCTTCACTTGTTTTGCTTATCTAGGTTAACATTTGCACGAAGTTGCGCAATATCCTCATTAGAATCTATTTTATCTTGTGAAATTTTCGCACTTTGAGCTAATTTTTGCTGTTCAAGACCTAATTTTGCGTCATCAACCATGGATTTACGTTGTAAGTCTTGCGCTCTAAGGTTTATTTCTTGCTGTTTTAGATCAATTAGTGGGTCTGAGCCTTGTGACTCCAAGAATTCTTGTTCATCAGCTACCATTTCAGCTGTATCTTCTGCAATTCTTACTGCAACAGCCGTTTCTAACTCTTGTTGAACCTGCATTTGCTCTTCAGGAGATAGCTGACCACCTGCTGCTTGTGCTCTTTCTTGAATTAATGGTGCTTGTTCTTGTTCTATCTGCTCTCTTGCACGCATAGCCACGTGTTCCATAATGTGTGCCTCTAATGTCATCAATGCTTGAGGATTATTTTTTACAGAAGCAAGATTAAAAAATGCTTTGTGTGCTTCTATGTGAGCATCATGGTTTTGTCCTTTGAAAGCAATAAGAGGTTTACCCATAAGTAGACCAGCATTCTCTATTCCAGCGTCAACTGGTTTTGGAGTTTGCGGTGCAGGTAAAATTGTATCAATATCTTTTACATTCAATGCTTGATACATACGTCTGTATGCCTCGTACATATTATGCATTTGAGGTGCAGCTTGTGCTAGTTGTAATTGAGTTTGTGCCAGCGTCACACGCTGAGCCATAGAGAATATGTTAGGATCTGATACTGGTATAATATCAATATCATTACTAAAGTCCTGAACTTTAATGCTTGGTATTGCATTACCAGGTAACTCATATGGATATCTTTGTGGTAAAGATTCAGCAAATATTTTTGCTAATAAATTAAATTCTATTTTTTGTGCATAGTGCAATCTTTTATGAATTGCAGACATGACACGCATACCTCTTTCAATAAGAGCCATTGTTGTGCCAACAGGAGCATTAGCTGCAACAGTGTCACCAATCTTTTGATCAGCAACAGCAGCAAATCTAGTTCCTGCTTCTACAACAAATCCTAGTAATTGAAATAGGGTAGGATCTGCGCCTTTGTAAGGTAAAGGTAATAATCCAGCACGAAGGTCTCCACTTGGTGCATCTACATCTCTAAATTCACCAGGTTGTATAGGGTTGTCATCATCACGAATACGTAATCCTCTGGCTTTAAATCCAGCAGGTAGATTAGATAATGTTCCTGCATCAATTAATTGTCTTAGTGCAGACGTAGCAGTTCTTGATAAACCACCAAGCATATGAACTAAACCTAAACCATAGAAACCTAGGCCAGGTAAAAACTTGTAGTGTGTAAAATATTGTTTTTTCTTTTTCTTTGGATCATCCTCTTCATAGTTACGATAGATAGAAAGAACTTCTCCTGATCCCTCATCTATTGTAACGATGTATGGAACTCTAATACCATCATCAGAATCTATACCTTCAATGTTTAAATCTGTATGTATTTCTAAAAGTTGATATTCATCTTGTTGATATGATTTTTTAACACCTGATACTTGATCCTCTTTTGCTTTTGTTTCATTAGTATCTGTATATGGTTTGATATCAACATCTCTGTAGAAACCTGCTACTTGTAATTTTAAAATATCATTTTCTGTTTTTTTAATTGTATGAGTAATTCTTTCACATGAAAATAAATCTGTTGCCATGTATGAAACATACAAATCATCAGACGAAACAAATTTAGATACCGCTCTTTCTAAAGCCTCATCATAATAAATCTTTTTAAATGCTGAACCAGACAGTGGTAAGTAAAATAGCATTTGATCTAGCTCAGGATCGTACTCCTCCATAACATGAAGGATTTGATAATTCATAAACTCTTTTATTCTTTGAGCCTGTTCTTCTTTTTGCTGTGTTATTTTACCAAGTATTTGTGTGTTTACTGGACCGCCACTTGGTAATAATTCTTTGTATGCTTGCGCTTGAAATTGTGTAACTGATTCAGATAGCATTGGGTGAGTAACACCACTTGCACCTTGGAAGGGCTGTGATCTTTCATCATATTTTAATCCAAGTAAGTCCAATCCTTTTCTATAAGAATCTTCCCAATCTTTTCTAGAATCCTTATCTTCTTCATACTTGCCCATAAGCTCAGAAGCAATCTCTTGCAAAGTATCATCATCTAAAGATTCTGCTAAGTTACCACCAAAACTTGTATCTATTTCTTTTTCTTGTTCTCCAACAATGGCACTGCCATCTTCTAGTATTTCTACGTCTGGTGTAAATTTTTCTGCATTTTCAAGTTCTAGAACTTGTTCCTGCATCATCTCCTCTGGATCGGGATTTGGATTTAATCTTCTATCAACTACCATTATGCTTCCTCAAATATATCTATGATTTCCTGATTATACACAACTCCACCTTTTTTTCTATGAGTTTTATGAGGCTGTGTACCTTCAGGCGTAAATAACAGTTTATAATGCTTCGTGCCATCAATTTCAATAATTTCAAGTTTTGTATTGTTTTCCGTAGCAATTCTTTTTAATGACTTTTCTACAGGTGACGTAAAGTGTTTTCCATCTGGAGTTTTTGCATCTGGTCCACCGTAAAACTCCTCCATTCCTATGCCCTTCATATCTTTTGTTCTCTCAGCATAAGGTGTGTCCGTGCCACCTGTTTGACTGTATTTATTCTTATTGTTTCTACCTGTATTAATAATTAAACCTATTGGTGCATTAGGATCTCCCTCTTCAAACAATCTTTTTGATCCATCTGAGAATGCTCTTTTTAACATTATTTCGCCCCACTCTTGTCTATTTTTAAGTGGTAGGTTTGGAAATAATTTTTTTAATACAGCTTCGCTAAGTTGAGTTTCAAGATTCTCCATCATTGCTGTCTCGAGTATTTCAGCTTCTTGTGCTTTTTGTATGGTCTCTTTGCTAGGTCTAATGCCCTCAGAAGCTAACTGTTCAAAGGCTTTTTGGTTTTCATCAAACCTTTTCATAAACTTAGCCATCTCTTGTTCAGTTCGGAAGATTGGTCTAAACACGTCCCCGTGCCTTGCAAACAAGGCAGCTACCTCTCTGTCAGCTTGATCACCTCTACCACCAGCGGCAACAAAACTTCTTGCATCTTGTTTTGTTTTAATGTTTTTTAATGACTCACCAAAATCTGCTAGTATTCTTTCTTTTAGTTTTTGCGACTGCTGTAGTAGATCAGATTGGATTTCGTCTACAAACGTATATTTTTCTTTACCAACTTTTTCAAACTCTCTTAGCTTGTTGATATCGCTTTGTAGTTTACTTCTAAATTGTTTTATTTGACGATTTAAAGCTGGATCTAAAGTTTCTAAAGAACTCTCCCGCATGTTTACAGACTGTGCTATATCAGCTGGATTCATCGTTTCACTTGGCGGACCACCAAATTCTCTTCTTAACTTTTCATATGCTGAAGCATATAGACCACGAAGTTGCCTATTTAATTTTTCTTGATTTTTTTCAATTGTTTTTCTGTTAGCTGTAGCTAATCCTTTTATACCTTGACCAGCTGCCGCTTGTGCCTCAGCTTGTGTAACTTTTTTCGGTAGCTCAATGTCAAACTCCCTTGTCCATCCAATAACATACTTATCAGGAAAGTCGTGAGCTGTTTGAGGTATCGTGCCTACATCTTGCGGTATTTCATCAGGTGCTAGTGTAAGCACTCTTTCCCTGTATGTATTTTCTAAAGCACCTTTTGGTGCACCTTGTTTATTGTATAGATATTGACTGCCATAATATGCTCTTTTGTTTTCGCCATCCAAAACATCAGATCTAAATCCATATGTTGATGATTTAATTTTTCGAAGAGGCGCTTTACGAATTATATCCAACAGCTCAGCTTTTGGTACAGGTTGACCTGCCATTTCTTTTAAATATGGCATCAATAAGTTATCTTCTAATTCTACTCTTGATATATTTTTCTGTTGAAGAAAAGCCATTAAGGATATTGGATCGTCAAAAACTTCAGGTGTGTTAGGGTCCATGAGCCGTGCTTCGAGGCCCGAGTAAAACTGACCTTCTGTTGCTTCTGGTGAATCAATAATAGTTTTCTTTGATTTTGGTACACCGACTGTTGTGCCTTCAGCTGTAATATCAATATCTACGATATCATCTTTTGCTTGTACCTCGTCAGCTGATCCAATTTTGTTTCGTAAATTTTCTAAAAACTTTTTTGTTTTTTCTGGTAGACTACCAATGTCCGCTTTCTTTAAACCTGCTATCGCCCATAATGGCACTTTACCTAAGTTTGCTAATTCTACTTCTTCCATTTGTGGATCGTCAAATACGTTGGCTTGTTGTAAGACAGAATCAGGAACGTTCATTTGATCAAACACAGCGTCTTCAGGATCACCGCCCGTGGACATACCAACTGGAGTCTTTCTTTCTGTTTCTTCTTTTTCTAAACCAGAATCTTCATATGCTGCTCCAAGACCTGCATAAATTGCAAGATTTCTTCTTAAATCTTCACGTCCTTTCTTGTCTCCCATAAATTCTTTTATTTTTGCAAGGAAGCCTTTCTCTGCAACGCTGTCACCTTTTCTTATTCTATTTAATGTTCCAAACGTGCCTGGAAAAACTTGATCAAGAACTTTTGCAATTCGTGGATATTGTGTTGCTATTTTAAGAACAGCTTTTGGAAATAAAACTACGTCAGTGCCTAAACTAGCAAGGTCTGATAGAGCCTGTCTTTCAGGAGTACTTAATTGAAAATTTGGAATTAGAGGTGCTTCTGGCATATTTATATCTCTGCCAGTAATCATTTCAGCAGAGTATTTTGGTGTGTTAAGTAAGAAACTAGGAGTATTTAAAATATTAATACCGACATTGGCTGCGCCTTTTGCCATGTCAGTCATGTCTGTAAATATATCTTCGTAATCTGTTTCTACGACGGGTACTTCCTTACCCCCTATCTTTACAGTTTTGTTTTCTTCAGCCATCGTTATACTCTAACATTTCTTCTACAGAAACTAAACCCCCATCTGCGTATCCTGTTACAGGATCTTTCTCTGATCGTATATAGCCAAGAAGATTATCCTCTCCAGTGATTGGGTCAGTGATTCTTGTAGTAATTTTATTATCAATCATTTCTTGTTCTATTCTTGCTAACTCTCTGCCATCTCTTTGATCAAGTGGTTTATTAAGAGCATTATAATATTTTGCTTCAAGTTCTGGTTGTAAATAAAGATTTGTTTTTGAAGGTAACAAAGTTAAATCAACTGGATCTGTTGTTCCAAAAGGTACAACGTCAGACATGTATTTATTTGGTGTATCAAACTTAGCTGTTTTCATTGCTTGTACAGTTGGTAAATCATCAAACATTCTTACTTCAAAAAAAGGATCTGGTATAACAGTATGTAATGTGTGTGATAATTGTGTTCCCTTTTCCATTGTTTTCTGTTTTTCTCTGTAAGCTTTATATCCTTTAAAATCTGGATCTGTTCTAAGATAAAAATTTTCTGAAACTGGATTGAAATAATTTACATCATTTAAAAAATGAAAAAACATATCAACATCTTGTTGCATGTTTCCTGTTCTAAACTCGTTCGGTCTGCCTCTAAATAAATCAAACATAAATTGACGGTCTATGTCATCAGTGATTCTTGATGGCCTTTCATTTGGTCTATACTTGTCAAAAACTTTTCCAACCAGCGTTGCTTCATAAGCATTTCTATTTTGTAGTAATTTTGGTAAAACTACTTGTGATTTTATGTATTTATTAAAAGTTTGATGCCCAGCTCTATTTAAACCGACATTTGTATTTAAACTACCTGATTTTGTGAACGATTCAGTTATAGGAAAGTCAGCAAATATTTCTGGAAATCTTTCTTTTAAAATTGGCATTACCTGAGCAAAAGAAAATTCATTAGGACCTGCTGCTAAAAACTCCTCTTCTACTCCCGTTTGTTTATTTAATTTTTTTACATATCCTCTTTTTTTAATTATTTCGTCAACAATTGTTTTGTATGCATTTATTTTTTTTGGAAGCAAATCTCCTTGTCTGTCAATATAAGTGATGTTAGGTTTTTTTAAACTATAGGGTTTTTGTTGAGTCATGGTAATTGCTTCTTGGCCAATATTAGGATCTAAATAACCTTTGTCATATGATCGATTCCTAATACCGCTTAATGTTTTTCTAGAAGCAATCTCATTTAATTTAGAAAAATTTTTGTAGTCCCTGTTTTTTACAACGGCTGTGTAAACTTGAGAATATATTTTATCTATTTGATCTTTTACATCTTGACCAAGAGTTCTAATATCTTTGTCACCTTTTTTATCAAAAAAAGTTTTTAAAGATTTTAAACCAAGAGTAATTAATCTTGATTTTGGAGTTCCTTTAGCTGTTTCTACCATTAGTAATATTCCCTCGGTTCTATGTATTTTGGTTCATCCATGTAATCAGAGTGCAGGCTAATAAAGTTACCTTGTCTGAATCGCAACAGCGCTTGTGTTGTAGAGTCGACTAAATCGTCATGATCACCATAAGGGAAAGCTGCGCATTCTTCAATCACTTCTTCGGCAAATCGGTGGTCCGTGGCCCATACTTGACCAGACTCGAATAGGGGAGCTACGGAGTTTACACGTACATGCTTATCATTGCCCTTACTAGGCGTATAAGTTACTACAGGGATTCCCATCATCCGTAGCTCTTGTGTAAGAGGCATACCAGATGCTTTGGCTTCAATCAAGATTGTTTCGGGTTCCCAGTACTTTTGTTGTTCTAGCGCTACCTGTTTTAATTCAGGAAAATCCCAACGACCTTTTTTCATATCGCAAAGTATGATTCCTGGTGGGCCGTGTTCCTCGGGATAAAATATACCCCACGTTGTGATTGCTGAATAGTCTGCTGTTTCTCTTTTACTAAACGCTGTATCATATGATTGTATAATATGCTCTAGGGGAGGTATCTTGTCTTTTTCCCAGATATTCCACCATTCTCGTTTTATAATTGCACCCTCATCTCCAACTGGATTCTGTTGGTATTGTGCTTGCCATTTCTGTTCTGAGATAGAAGCCTTAACACCAAGTAATTCTGGCAAATTCCAAAACTCTGGCCACATTGGCTTATCCTCTATGATTGCGGGAAACTCTACAACATCCCATTGATCTGAACTTTCCGCAGTTTGTTTTGCTAATAATTTTCCTGTAAGATCCTTTACACTCCATCTTGTCATGACCACGACTATCGCACCACCTGGTTGCAAACGCTGTCTAGGTCCAGATGTATACCATTCGTAAGCATCTTCCATTTTCTTATCGGATAGTGCGTCTTGCTCCGAGTGCGGGTCATCAATAATCAGTAAGTCTGCACCACGACCTGTTATCGCTCCACCGACACCAGCCGCAAAGTATTCGCCGCCGCTGTTTGTGTTAAATCTACCAGAGGCTTTAGAATCCTCTGCAAGTTTTACATCAGGAAATACTTCTTTAAATTCATCCTGCATTATAAGGTTTTTAACTTTTCTACCAAAACCATCAGATAACTCTGCTGTGTGAGTAGTTTGTATAATTTTTAGCTTAGGATTCTTTCCTAACATCCACGCTGGAAAAAGATTTGAAGCAAACTCTGATTTAGTATGCCTTGGTGGCATGTTTACAATTAATCGTTTAATCTTTCCACGTGAAACATCTTCTAATTTTTTTGCAAAAATTTTGTGATGTGAACCTGCAATAAAATCAGGCCAAACTTTTTTTACAAATGTAAGAAAGGAGGAACGGGACTCCTCTGCCACTTTTAGTTGCAAACTTCTTAATTTTAATTTTAGTAACTCTTCTGGGATTTGTACCATATTCAAAAAAACTTATAACATATTCTATGTTTGTGTAAAACTTTGCACTAGCAGACGCACACAGCGACCACCCCAAAATGGTCGTGGTGGGGTGTAGCCAACTACTAAACCTAGTTAGTTAGCCATTTTAAGTACCTAGATGTTGTTTGGTGTAGGTGATACGCTGCCTGGTAACTGGTGATGCTGCTGCCTGGAACTTGGTGTTCCTGACATAAAAAAAGGGCGGATTAACCGCCCTTCGTACCAGCCCTGCAGGGTAAACTTACCTGCGTGGTAAGTGTTCGGCTAGTCTTGACATGATCTTGCTACCCCAATCTTTCACATATTGTGGACAGTTAGGATCTAGGATCACAGTTTCAACTTCACTTTCAAGAACTTTATAAAGTGCTTTCCAATTAATATTATCAGTATGACTAGCTCTTACATCAGTTTGTTGTGGTCTTGCTAGACCAAACTCACTTTCAATAACAGCCAATCTTCTTTCTAAATCATTATCTGGCATTTTGATTTCTCCTTTCTTAACTACTTCTTACTCCCATTTCATTTTATAATCAACAACAATCTAAACTTTTTTTTACTCCACGGAACTCTTGTCAGCACGGGGTGTGTTGCTATCCTAACTATACTAGGTACAAGGACAAACACTTGTAATGGAAATGGAGAATGGAGGGCTTTCGCCCTCCACGATAGACGGATAAATATCCGACCTCCATAAACTGACTAGGCAATTTATCGGTACTAGGCAGTTATTCTGAAATCAGCAACTTCTTCAATCGTTGCTTTTTTATTCTTGCGAACTGTTGCCTCTTCAATAGGCAACGCTTGTATTTGTTTATATTGCGTTGGCACTTTACATTTATGATATTCCAACTCGCCAAGTTTTTCTTTAACGAGATTCGAATCAACCTTAACGCTAAGTTTTTGCGAAACATGAAGAGAGTAATCCTTTCCATGTAATAGGTTAGCGTTCTCGCCGATACCCATATCAATAATAAGATTACGATTTACTTTTATAAAGTCGTCTAATACTTTCTTCATTGTTAAGGCACGACCATAGCTATCTATGATTGCTTGTTTATTCTTCTTGCTAACACTAGCAATAGATTGGTGTGCTTTCTCTAGCACTTCTAATATATTAACTGATTTTGACATTTTAGTTTTCCTTTCGTCTTTCTGTTAATTATCCCTTTATATACTATCCCATTTTATTTGTCAATAACTTTTTTTCCACACGAACTTCTGGTTCGCCGTGCGGGGACTCCTGACTAACTAGTATACCTACACGGGACAGAGACTGGTGATGGAAATGGAGATGCGTTAGACAAACCACAAGTATAGTTTCTCCCACACCAACATCCATGCCATCAGCGTACCTGCCAGTGTCGCCTGGGGCTGCAGTACTAATGCTACCAACCAGGCGAATGCAATGATGTAGATCCAATGCATTAAGAAACCTCAATCATCTCTGACATCCTCTGCCATGCAGGTTCCTCAGGCTGCAGCTCCAGCTTAGCACCGTCCATCCAGTCCATGAACCAGTATTCCAGGCGATGGATCTCTTTGTTTTCGTTTACATATGCCCGCAGCTCGTCGCTGGGCCCGCCCCAGGAGAACTGCCAACGCCAGTATCCTTCTAGTTGGTCGGTAAATGTATGCGGTTCTACGTAATCAAATCCGAGTCCTTCAAACTCAGGGTCTGACAGATCTTCTCGCCTCTGCTGCCATTGTTCATCTATGCGCTCCTTGCAGGTCTTCTCGTAATCTTTCTTTAATGCTTCGGTCATGTTTCTTCCTTTCTAATGTGGCTGACACTTTGGCGTATACTTCTAAACACAGTACCGAGTAATCAGCCCCGTTGCCTCTAGGGTTAACCCCTGTGACGTGTGGCCGTTTGCAAAACTTCGAAACGGATTCGGTAGCCACAGGCACTTATATAGTCCCATCTTATTCGATAGTCAAGAGGTAATGTAACTTTTGTCCACAGGCATCTTCGTCAGCAGGGTGTGCTGCACCATTCATCTTACTACTAGTGTAACGGGAAGTAACGGTTGACAATGGAGATGCGGACTGTTGTGCCTTACCTGCAGCTGCGGGGAAGACTAGTAACTATACTGGCGGAGCTTCGGGCTTTAACAATGGAGAATGGAGAATGTAGTCCTGGATCTCTGCCCAGGCTGCGGGGGACGCTGGCATGGCCCATGACTTAGGTGCGTACTTAGGGGACAATGCAGCGATGGAGATGGCGATGGAAGACGGAAAAATCGACAGTAACAAGGGTTCGTGGGTCTCTAGCATAATAAATGAACGACCTCCTTGTAAACTATGGCTAAAATGCCACCTTTTTTGGAAGGGGCTCAACTGTAGTGTGTTACGCTTTGTTACGGTTTTGAGCTCAATCCAGAACATAATTTCGTCCTTACAACCATAAATATCAGGCACACCTGGTAACGCCCAACTCTCTATACGAGTAAAGAAAATATCTGGTAAATTAGTCTTAACTTTCTTCCATAATTTAGATTCAGGTTTCATTGGTGATCCCAGTAAGATTCGAACTTACGACCCAATCATTAAAAGTGATTTGCTCTACCGACTGAGCTATGGGATCAAAAAACATAGAACAGTAAGAATAATAAACCTATTGGTATAACAATGTATTTCAACCCACCTAGCATGAACAAACCTAAAACAAGTGTCCATATACTGTCTCTTCTTGGTAAGACTGGCTTCATGGTTGTAACTTCATTAGTTCTTGTAACTTGTTAAACCATAATAAACGAAACTCAAAGTTATCTGATCTAAGCATGGCTTGTTCTAACCAACCAACACGATTCCAAAACAATTGCTCTGTCATCGG